GGTTGAGCGTTTCTTTGGTGTTGTCGATGTAGAAATACTCGGCGATTCGCACCGTGTTTTCGTTCATCCACTGGCTAAAGCCTTGATCACCCACGCCCAGCGTTTGCAGCGTACTGAGCGGCGAAGCGTTGGGGAACTGGCGCTCGTACTCGTCGCGCGGAATGTCTTCGGTGATGAAACACCAGCGAGCATCCGAGCCGCACGGGTCTTGAATCAGCGGGTCCATGTAGACCGAGAACGAATTGCGAATGCGCCCGATCTTGATGTCCTGATTGAACGTGTCTGCGTCGCAATACTCGGTCAGGATGCGAACGTAGCCTTCACCGTAGGCCACTTGGTTTTCGCATGCGGTGTCATACGCCACATCGGCATCGCTGATGTACTCAATGTGACGAATGACGCCGTTAAAAATCTCTGCCACTTCAACGTCGGCCTTGTCATCCACAGGAATGACTTTAGGCTGCGGGCGATTAAGCCGCTGCTCGTTGGTAACTTGGTGAACGTGCTGCGGCAGCTTGTTGATGGTCAAGCACGGACGCGCGTTAATCGTCTGTCCTTGCACTGCACCACGCGTTGCCAGCACATCGGCAGGCCACTGCCAATGGTTATCGGGCGAGCCTGCGTAAAAGCGCAGATCGTCTAGCTCGTCCTCACGCGACTCCGATAGCGCGGAGATCGCCATATCCAAGCGGCTGCGGGCGGTCGAGAGGACATCGGCGTCGCTCTTGTCCTTAGCCGAGCCGCCCTCACTGACCGCGCCAGCGGCAACAACGCCTGAATAATCTTGAGGCATAGCTTATTTGATCTTGCTCAGAACTTTGGCAACCGTCGCCTTGACGTTGTTGCCTGCGGGAATGCTACCGTGGCAACCCATGCCCGGCATCTTGGAGTACGTCTCCGTGTTGCGGTTGGGCATACCGGCGCCGGACACCTTCGGCTCACGGGCGTTGAGTTTGCTAATCGGCTGAAGAATCTTGCTCATTTTTTGCCTTTCGTTGCAGCACGTTTGACACTGTATGCGATGGCAACGGCCTGCTTGACAGGCTTGCCGCTTTTAACTTCCGCCTTCACGTTTTTGCGAAAGGCTTCTTTGCTGGGTGACTTGACGAGTGGCATCACTTACTCTTCTTGGCCGTCTTGGCCGACTGCTTAAACGCCTTGTTGGTCGGCGCACCGGGTGCGCCAGGCTTTCGCATCTTCTCGCCAGAGCCAGCTTTGATGCGCGCCTGCTTGGCGTGGATGTTAGCGTAAAGTCCGGGTTTTGTAGCCATGATCAGCACTTCCATCGTTTAAGGGATGCTTTAGCGCGCTCCGCTGGGCCTTTGGCGTTCTTGACTACGCCTTCCATGCGGGCGCAAAAGCTGGCTTTTCGTCCAGCATCTGCTTTTGTTTTGGGGCTTGGCGCGGGCGCCTTGAGGTTGGAGCCAGTGGCGGCGTTGTACTTAGCGCGGCCTTTGGCGGTCAGGCCAGCGCCCTTGCTGACGGGCAGCTTCTCGCCTCGTCCAACGCTAAGAGACACGCCTTTTTTCGCCATTTACGCCCCCATCCAAGAGGTTGAGACAGTACCGTAGCCCATAGACCGCGCGGTGCGTTGCTTACCTTCACGCGACTCACGATGCGCCACGGGGAAAGCAAACGTCAACGCAATCGCATCGGCTGCGTCGGGGCTTGCCAAACCACGGGCTTTCATGTCTTTTTTAGACTCCAAGTAGATCGTACCACGCGAATCCGGTTTCATCTTAGGCGAAATCAAGTCAGACTTCAAGAACCTGTCGTTAGGCACGCTCGCCGACTTGAGCCAATCGCGCATCTCACCCCAGATTTCCGCCCGTTTATTGCCGTACATGATCGGGTTTTTGGACTTGTTACCAAAGTTCACACCCCTAATCTTGTAGCGCTGCTCCTTGAGCCGGTCCACAACGCCCGCTCCCAGGCCGCCCTCGTCGATGTTGACCAGCGTGGGCTTGAACTCTTCAATTACGTCGATGACGTGCCCGACCACCGTCATGGTGTCGTCGCCCCGGTGCCTGATCAGCTTCAATATGTCGCGCCCTTGCCGCACGGCAATGACCGTCGCGTCCGCCCCGAACCTGGCCGGGTCCACGCCGATCACAATCGGTGCCGATTCGTCCTTGTACGGCTGCCTTTTCATGGCCGCGTCCACGATGCCGATGCTGATGAACTGATCGTCGCCCTCGTTGGGGAACTGACCGTACACCTCGACGTGCGCTTGGCTACTGTCTGGCCCATATTCGGCGATGATCTGCTCATACACCTGTTTGTCGGTGCCTTCGACGGTCCTCGCGTCCACGATTTTGGACTTCCAGAACTCGCGTTTGCTGTTAAACGCCTCGTAGAAGTACCCGGTGTTGCGCCGTGGGTTGGAAAACGCCATCCAGAAGCGATTTGGCGTGTTTTCCGTGAAGAAACCGCTTGTCACCGCCCAGATCGAGTCGTCGATACCGGACGCCTCGTCAAAAATCACCATCACGCCGTCAAAGTTGTGCACGCCCGCGTAGGCGTCCGGGTTCTCAGCCGACCACAGCCGCCCCTCGACGCCCCAGTAACGGGTGCCTTTCTTTAGATCGCGCTCGACCAGCTCGGTGAGCCACTTGGCCGGCATCAGCCTGGTGGCGCTGACCTCAAACCAATGGCTGTTAATCGACATCGCCAGCCATTTTGTCAACTCGGCCCAAGTGATTGACCTCAACTGCGATTCACTGTTAGCCGAAATGATGGTCGTCGAGCCAATCCGCGTGGACAGCATCCAGTCCGTGATCCAACTGACCAAAGCCGACTTGCCAATACCCCGGCCTGAGCTGACCGCTAGGCGCAGCACGTCATAGTCTAAGCGTCCGTTATTGGCTTTGATGTGCTCGGCCATGCTCGTGAGCACTTCGCGCTGCCATTTGCGCGGTCCGGTGAAGTGCTCCAGCGGCGTGCCCTTGACACCCCACGGGTAGGCAAACATCACAAACGCCAGCGGGTTGTCCTTGATGGCCGGACTCCACAGCCGGGCCATTAGCTCCTGCTCATCAGCCGCGCTGTAGCGTGTGGTCTGCATCAGATGTCAAACAACTCGTTGATCAGCCAGATGACCACTAGAAACGCGACGATCCATAGAAGTATCTTCACTAATAGCCTCCACATCCACGACGTTTAGCACGCGCTGCTGCGCCTCTTGTAGCGCCGCCGTGATGCTGATCGACTGGTTGACATCCACACTGATGGCCTGCTTGGCTACCCAGCCGTGGACGTTTTGCAAGATTGCGAGCGCCGCCTTGGCGTCGCCTTGCGCCGCCGCCTGGTGCAGTAAATGGCTCATCTCCATCTCGCCCTCGGCGCGGCCCTTCATCTCTGCATACGCCGCGATCTCATCGAACTGCTTGAGACGCGCGTACTCCTTGGGCAGCATGCCTGCGGCCAGGGCCAGATTGTCACCCTTGAGGCCGAGCTTGGCCGCGTTGTAGATGCGGTGCAGTCGGTCTTCAGTGGCCTGCAACTGACGCGGTTCGTAAGGCAGGGTTTCGAACATGGGCGAAATATACCAAAGTTTGGCTTTTTTGCTAAAAAAATAAAAAGTTTTTGTAGCCCCTCCGGCGCCGGGACCGGCCGGCCGTCGGCCCTACCCCACCCCCTCCGGCCGAAAATCGAAAGCAAATCGGCCCGTAGGGTTAGCAAGCGCTTACTCACAAAGCCTGGGGGCATGGGTCAGATTGTCACGTGCCACGCAGTAGCAAGCCGACGCGTCAGCAGCATGGGTCATTTGGGTCAAATTGTCACGTTGCAAAAGTCGCAAACCGAAGTTGAGGGGGGGGGAGCGGGGCTTGGGTTTATGGGTCATTTGGGTCAATTGTCACGCGAGTTGAAGTCGCTGGACCCCCTTTGGCGCGGCAACCAGCGCGGGGGATGCGGGCGCGGCGCAGCAGCCAAAGCCTGTAAGCCTATACAGTATATTTTTTCTTGTCAATCAAATATCAATCTAATGACAATATGACCCAACAGCCCCCTTTTCCCCTCTATACGGGCATGGGTCACTCAGTCTCTGCAACGTGACCTAGGCAATGCCTAAATGACCCAGAAACGTATTAGGGTTTGTCCCTAGAAAAGAACAACATAAAATCCTTTACACTCTTTCCGTCGCAGCATCGCGATGCAATACAGGAAACGCCATGCAAGTCCATTTGACTCTCAAATCCGCTAACGTTAAGACTGGTCCGATCCCTGTTAGCACCACTAGTAAAGAGTCCTGCCCGACGGATTGCGCGATGCGTGGCGAGTGCTACGCGGCATCGGGTCCGCTCGCGCTCCACTGGTCCGCAGTGACATCCGGCGCCAGGGGCACGGACTGGGGCACATTTTGCGAATCCATCGCAGCGCTGCCCGATGGCCAACTCTGGCGCCACAATCAAGCGGGCGATTTGCCTGGCGATGGCGCTACCGTGGATCCGGTCCGCTTGGGCGAGCTTGTCGCTGCAAATCGCGGCCGTCGCGGTTTCACGTATTCGCACTATCGCGATGGTGCGTCGCTGTCTTGGATTCAGACGGCCAATGAATGGGGCTTTACCGTCAACTTGTCCGCTAATAATTTGGCCGATGCCGATGCCCTGGCGGACACCGGCGCCGGTCCGGTGGTAGTGGTCTTACCGTCAACGCAAACCGAAAACACGGAAACACCGGCCGGCCGTAAAGTAGTAGTGTGCCCGGCCACTCAGCGCGACGATGTTAGCTGCGCAACTTGCCAATTGTGCCAACGTCAGCGCGCAACAATCGTCGGGTTCCCGGCGCATGGATCCCGCCACCGCGTTATCAACATGAGGCTCGCAAAATGAGAAAAGTACAGTATCAAGCGAAAAATGGCGCTAAACAATGGCGCCCGACGGCCGCATATGCCGAGCGACTCATGGCCGAGTCCGAGTATCCGGGCTTTTGCCTAGCATGTGGCGCCGAACATGATAGCGTAGAACCCGACGCGCGCAAATACCATTGCACGGACTGCGGAGCGCATAAAGTCTACGGGCTTGAAGAATTGGTGCTAATGGGGCTCGTGCGCTGATTTTCAGGGTGAGGGACTGTTTCCCTCACCCGGACAATCCGGTCCGGTCTAGTGGAGTAAATGACATGCACCTACGCGAATCCGCATCCGCGCTTATCGTCGCGGCCATTCTGGCCCTGCCCTTTGTTGTCTACTTTTGGGGGATGCAACAATGAACCCGCAAATCAAGAAAATGATGGCCGCGCGTAAGCGCGAATTGGCCACGGTAAAGCGCAGTTTCCCGAAGTACAAACCGAGCGATACCGTGGCTAGCTACATCGCCCAGTACGCGGTTTTAAACGGCCCTGGCACGCATGTTCTGCCCTTTGATTTGGGCGCCTACGCGCACCCGGCCACACTGCCCGAAGGCCCCGAAGTAGTGGAGGAAACCGAACAATGAATCGCTACACAATCGCCCCGTGGGGCTTTGAGATGACAGTGCACGCAGACGTTTATCCGGGCGAGATGCTCACGCCCGACTATCCCGGCGCGCCACCGATGGCCGACGTTTTCCATGTGTTCGTTGGGGGCGTTGATATTGCGGAGATGCTGACTGCGCCCCAATTCGCCCGAATTGAAGATGCGCTACTGCGTGCGGAGGATTACGTTTGATCGCGGCCCTAGTCGCTGTCGCAATCGCTGCGCTACTGGTGGCGGTCTTCGATCTATAATCAAATCTCAGTTGCCAAATTTCAGCCTCGGTCCTCACGGCCCGAGGCTTTTTTATTTGACCCGCATCAAAGCTGACGGGGGCACGTCTTCTACAAGCCGACGCAACTCGGACTTGGTATGCCCGGCAAGCGAAGGGTGGCAGTAGATGTTTTTCTTGCTAGGGTAGTCAGCCGAAGCAATCCGGCCCATATTGACCCACCCGGCTTCCTTGAGCGCGTGCAACAGGGCCGCCTGCGGGATTTTCACGCCAGAGGGGGCACTACCCGCCACCCGGTCACAAAGCCCGTGGAAAGGCGAGCCGACCACACCCCGGGCGAACTCACCCTGACGCGCGCGCATCATCTCTACCAAATAGGACTCTGCCAAGCTCATGCCGTGTTCGACAAGGTTCGCCTTGAATTCGGTCCAGGCGGGGGCTGCGGCCGGGTTGAACGCGGACACGTCACGATCGCGCAACCAAACTGCAATTGACTCATACCCGCCGATCCGGTACCACGACCACAACCGATGGGCAGCGTCAGGGGCCATGCGCGGGGCCGTGGACCAAATCGCAAACCAGCGCCGGTCCTGCGAATCCAGGCTAATCGGCACCGGGTCGTTACTAAAAGCAAGGACAAACATCCGATTCAGGGAATCGTAGGGGTGTAGGCCCTTCCTATTGATTGTGAGCATCTCCGGGGGCGCGGCGATCACGGGCTTGAGCTTGTTCGCAAGAGCCCGGCGGTCCTTCGCCTCTGGCTCTTTCAACTCGTTCAAGATAAGAATTTCGGATTCAAGGGCATAACCCCATTGCGACCCGAGCGTGTCGTTATCCAGCAAGCCCCGATTCTTCAACTGCGGCCCGCACACGGCCCAGATGAAAGGCGCCCAGAGGGTGTCCTTGCCGCAGCCCTGATCGCCCCCGTGCAATACCGCGTGGTTGATCTTGACCTCGGGGTGCTGGACCTTGTAGGCCATCACGTTGAAAACGTGCTCGCGCTCGGACTCTTCGGGGATGAGCGTCGCGCAGTGATCAAGCCAAGGCGAGATGTCCCCTCCCGCACCCACTACCGGCCGCGCATCACGCCAGCGGTTGCCGTACACGTCGCCATCACGGGCGACTAGCACGCCCTCGCCTGCGGCGTAGGTGATGCCCACCAAGGTGCGCGCGCCCATGTCTTGGCGGTTCTCGTCAAAACAGTAGGACGCCTCGATCTTGGGCTTCTTGCCGTGGATCGAGCGGCACTCGACGTGGCGAAAGAGGGCGTTAAAAGTGCTACGGCTCACCTCGCGGCGGTCTTGCAGATCAAAGTAATGGTCGCCCTCCTGCACGTAGCAAAAGCGCTTATACCAGTCGGCCTTGATGGTACGGCCTAACTCCTTGCGCTCCACTTCGGCAATCACACGCGCGGCCTCATCGGGGAACGCCTTGGTAGGCTCCAGTTTCTCAAGGGCGTCGGTCATCATGGACGCGAGCAGCTCATCGCGCAAGCCAGGGGCATGGGCCGGGCCGCCGTTCTCAGCGACCCACGCAAGGAAGGCGTTGGAGTCGAACTCGGTGCAGTGGCCGTGATAGCAGCAATATGCGCGCATGGCGCTGTTGTAGCGGCCCTCCGGGTTTCCGTCGGTGTGCTCGGCGTTGTTGGGGCAGATAACGCCCGCCCATCCGTCGTGATTGGGCTGGCGCAGCACCAGGCCCTGACTGGAGAGCCACGCCAGCACGTCATCGGCGCCATCATCGGAAATCCGAATCGGACGGAAGGCGGCGCTCTCTTCGTGCGGGGTGACGCCAAGAGCCTCACAGATTTGGGGCAGGGTGAACTGCCGCTCGGGGTGGAACTCCACCAGACGCGAGGCGAAGTTATCGCGACCGGGCTTGATGTTGACCGAGCCGGGCAGACGGAAGTTACGCACCGGGTTGATGGCCCCCTCGTCGGTGTAGCCGGCCTCAGCAATGGCCGTGATTGCGGCGCTAAACTGCCCCTTGGTCGGTTGGTCCTCGCTGAAGGCGTAGCCCCATTGGAAGCTGCCGGGGCTGGTTTCCATGATCCAAGTCGGGGGTAGGGGCGGCTCTTTGGCCTTCGTGCCGATGTCATCCAGCACCATGCACAGGACGTACTCGCAGTTCGCGGCGCTGGCCCGAGCGTAGCCGTCAGTGAAGCGGTCCAAGATGAACGATGCGGTGTTGCCGTACCACGACTGGCCTTCCTTCATGGTCTTGGTCGGCAAGAACGCCGGCCAAGTGGCCTTGACGCCCCCGTCGGCGTGCAGTTGGATTTGCCCGTCCTTCAGTTGTGGCTTTTGTCTGACAACTAGAAAAGTCTCGCCTTCGGGGGCGAGCGATACCATATAATCCAGAAAATCCATCGATTAGCTCCTTTGGTGAAAACGCCCGGCAGGCCACTACCTGTCGGGCGTTGTTATTTTCCGTATCGCGTCATGATGCTGGCCTCAACGGCCAAGGGAATGCCCTCGGCCCATGCTGGTGGGGTGCACATGATACGCTCCATCTCCAGCTTGACGGCTTCGGGTTTATCTGTCTCGACGACCACTTCGTCATGCACATGCAGCACCACGTCGTCGATATGGCGCAGTGCGTGGCGCAGGATGTCGTTGGCGGTTGCTTGGGTGATGTTCTCGCACGCAAGGCCCTTCCACAGACGCGCGCGAGGCCACTCTGTCGCATCGGCTGCGGGCTTCCAAGATGCTTTGGCGTAAGTCACCCCTTCGCTTTCCAGCCGAGCGTAGGGGTAGCATAGCACGCGGCCCGACGGCAGCATGTACCACAGGTGCAGTCCGTCAAAGCAATACGTCACACGCCCCGCGCTAAACTCATGACCCTTGTTACGCATCGCACGGGTGTAGGCTTCTTCCAGCGCCTGCCAAAACGGCACGGACCACGGGTTAGCACGGCGCCAAGCGTCAACGACGCGCTTGGACTGCGCCTCCTCAAAGTGCACGCCGTAAGCCCGGCCCATTGCAGCAAAGGCCCCGACGCCGCCGGCAAAACCAAGGGCCAGCTCCTGCACCTTGCCGACCTGGCGCTGCTCACCCGTCACGTCCTCATAGGCCACGCCGTAGGTCGCAGCGGCGTTGACCTTGTAGGGGTCTAGCTTCTTGCGAAACACGTCCAACTTGGCGTTGCCCGTGATGCTGGCGGCCAGCCAAGGATTGACGCGCCCTTCAATGGCCGACCAGTCGGCGACGACGAAGTGCTTACCCTTGGCCGGGATCAGTGCGGGCCGGAGCATACCCCGAAGTACATC